TTACGACTAGGTGTATCTTGTCGTGTGCTAGGTTTGTTTCGCAATCCAGTACGATCCGCATAATCGTGTTCTTCCATTTTCCAGTAATAAGGGCATCCATCCATCTGATAAGGAGGCGTTACAAAGTAAGATTGTCGGTACTCATTTGGAAAGGCTGTGTGGCGGTAGCACGTATGCTTTTGAGGGCACTTACCTCCCTCGCACATTGAAATGTCAGGCATCGTTTTCTTCCTCAAATTCTGAAATAGTCATATCCCGATCCTTACCTTCCTCAACGCATCTGATTAGATAACTAGCTACCCATTGGATACTACGCATATCTGATTCTCCGTTTTCCCGCGCCTGTTGCGCTTGCTTTATAATTACTTTAAGAACGTCAATAGCTGTCAGTTGACTCATTTTATTTCCTTTCAAGAGGATCAGGATTAGCGCCAGACAGCTCTCGTATCTCTGTCAACAGCTTACCTAAAGCCTCCATTTTCATTACTCGGCAGCACCCAACAGCGATAGGATGAAACAAATAACCGCCATCAGATTCTTCCACGTAGTTAAAGTATGTGTTAAACAACTCTTTAACTTTCTCTTTTAAGATCACTTCCCGTGATTCTCTCACTTCAGATTTAACCATAAGCCCACCTGTGCAAAACTATAACCTAGCCACACCATCCCGTTAGAGATCTCTCCCTTGCTCCATTGTAGCACACCTACGATCAGGTATCCCACGCCTGTAGCCCCTACGATTAACTGCTCTGCGTTAATCATTATCGTCCTCCTTCAACGGTTCCTCTTCCAAAGCCTTGCCAATGGGTTCTTCCTTCAGCTTATCCCGTTGAAAGATAGCATCCCATCGGTTTGCATAGTCCTCATTGCTCACCGAGAAAGGGCGAGGGGAACTTCCCTTGCCTCCATCACTCATTGCCATGTTCGCTCTCCTTCATTCGCTTTGTAGCATGTTTAACACACTTACCACAGATGTTCTTACCGTTAAGCCCAGCAATGAACTTCTGTGCTGCACTCTTAGGTGTACCGCAAAAGGAACACTTAGGATCAGGTTCCTTAAAAGGGATTACATTGTCTGTCATAGTACTTCCTCCTCAACTTCAATCATACGTCCAGTATAGCCGTTATATTGTAACTTACAAGCAGGGCCAGTTTCCCCGTTGTACCGATTCTTTGCCACTGCAATCTTAGTCAAGTGACGTTCATCCTCGTTCTCAGCCATGCTGTTACGCTCTAACGTGATCACTGCATCACTCAACTGTGCAATAGCGCCTGAGCCTCGCAACTGTGACAGAGACACACTACCACCATCTTCGTGGCCTTGGTTGCCTTGGGGTCGTTTAAGGTGACTCACACAGATCAAAGTAATGTTCAGCTCTTGCACCAGTGTACGCAGCTTTGTCATCATGTTGTCAATAGCTTTGCGTTCATCACCGTTGTCTTGACCAGAAATAACAATAGAAATGTGATCCAAGAATACAATCCTACAATCACAAGCTTTTGCCATATATCTGATTCGATTAGAAATGTTGTCCACATCACTTGAGCCGAAATGGTCAAACAAGTAAATGCGGTTACTGCCAAGAGTAGCATCAAAAGCATCTTTAAGTTCCTGTTCAGTCGTTGGTGTATCAGGCAAGTGCAAAAGCTTGTTAGCATGGAGACTCATAATGCTCCGTGCTGTCTTCCTTGTTGACTCTTCCAAGAACAACCCTCCGATATTCCACGTTGTAGTCTTCAGCAGATTATATAGTATCTCACGCAAGAATTGACTCTTACCTAAGCCGCTTCCGGCAGTAACGGTAATTAGCTCTGCTGGCCGGATACCATACAAGAGTTTATTCAAGCCCTTCCAAGGGTACTGTGCCTCTGCAATCGGCTCTGGTTTGGAGATTTCCTCCCAGAGATCAGCAGCGTTAACAATACCATCAGGAACGTAAGGACTAGCCTTCCACCAAGCGTTCACAAAAGCCTTAGAATCCCCTGCAATCAGGTACTCACAAGCATCTTTGTAGCCGTCCTTGTACTGCATGATCTTGGCTTTGTTGCCAAACAACTCAGCCACTTCCTTAGCAGCCTTCTTACCCGGCTCATCCCCATCAAAGCAGATGACCACAGAGTCAAAGCTATTGAGCCATTCATACTGTGCTTTGCAGTCCTTCAGAGCAGCCTGAGCACCGTTACGGATACTCACTGTAGGGTATAGAGACCCTTGCATCTGGAAAGCCGCCAAAGCATCAAGTTCTCCTTCTGTGAGGGTGATAGCCTTTCCTCCTGCGTGAAAGAGAGACTGACCGAAAAGAGTCGCTCCGTTGAAGTCTCCTGAGATGCTGAATGTCTTTGTAGAAACAGTGCGTTGCTTAACAGCCGTTCTAACTCCGTCTCCGTTAGTGTAAGGATAATACTGTTTGTCTCCATCTGTTGTTACTCCGTATTTCTCACATGTTGCCTGACTGATTCCTCGATCAGGGATTGATTTACATTGTCCTCGGATGTCCATAATAACCTTCTTGTTGGGCGCTACTGCGTCCCTCATTACCGTTCGCTCATCATAAGCACCTTCGTGCTCTGTCACACCACAAGCAAAGCAATGTGTGTGGCCGTCATCGTAGAGCGAGTTTGCATCAGTGCTTCCACAATGCTCACAAGCTATGTGTCTCAGGAATTTGCTAGTCACTATTCCTCTCCTTATGGCGAATTCTTCGCTTTAAGTTCGGCTTCGATTGTTAGTGCAAACAGGATTGCAAATTCGCGTTCACCACACATGCCTTGATCTATCACATCAATTTCTTCATCCGTCAGCCCAACCCACGCACTACTACGCTCATCCGGAGCCAGTGCTGCCAGTGGCGTAGCCACGTTGGGTGGGGTAGTGCTGTCTTGCCAGTCCTGCACTCGTGCATCATCAAGCGACAAGCCGCGCATCTTGGCAAACTCCTTGATCGCATCCACTGCTGGTGATGCCTCATCCGCAGACGACAACATGATGCGCTTTGGTCGTGATGTAAGCCAGCCCATGAAGTCAAACAGTGCGCCAGCAATTACGCCGTGGGGCACATTTTGTGCCTTGTAAAGCTCGTCATATTCTGCATACAGCTTGGCGACATCATGCAGTGCAGGTGTGTCGTAGTCTGGGTGGATGCCATCACCCTCTTTCCAGTAACCAATCGCTGCGGTACTAATGCCAGCCATCTGCAAGCGGTACTGTTCGCTGTCCTGAAGTGCTTGTTTTTTTTCCTCACGCAAAATTTTATTTTCAATGCGCAACTGCCGTAATTCTTCGTTCATCGGTCTTCTCCATCAAAATTTTCAGTGTGTTCTTGTAGCTCCACAATGCGGGCTGTTTGGCGTTCCAGCATTGCGTCTTGGTCATGGATGCGGTGCTTCAAAGCACGTATGTCACCTGCCGTGTAAAAAGCCGCGCCTTTGTTGTTGATGCGGTTCTGCACCCATGCGTCAAGGCGAATGTCGTATTGAAAATAACCAAATGGCTCTGGCCCCACAGGCTCCTGCACCAGTGCTGTGGCATCTGCATCCATGCAAAACTGTTCAATTATTTCTTCTAGATCGCAGCATCGGTTTTGCCAATAGACTGCGCTGTGAATCGCTTTTTCGGTAAGATCGATTTTCATTTGCGCCTTTCTGGTTTTCCGCATACGGCGCAAAGATAACCACCATAGGACGGGCTCATTTTGAAATCGTGTTCGCAATGCGGCAGAACAGGTGCGGGTGGGGTGGTGTAGAGCTTGGTGTTCGGCTCAAGCATCTTGTATTGCTGGATAAACGTGCCACCATAAGCGTCTGTCTTTTGCCGAACAATTGCCACAGGCTCCTGCACAGGTGCTGCCAACGGTGTAGCCGTGAGAAGGGCTTGCTTGATGGCGGTGATGGCTTTGTCAACAGTTACTTGACTAAAATATTGGTAGCTGCTTCCGCTGCCGTATACCTGATCGCAAGACTCCAACGCCTCCAGCGCCAGTTTTAACGTGTCAGTATTGCTCATCATATGCCCTTTGTTGTTCCTCTACATCCTTCCATTGTGCCTTGATCTGTGCTTCAATGGACTCCCAAGTCTTGTCATGGAGAAGATCATTGACCAGCACCCAGTCTTCTGGCTTGTAAGACTGTCTAAAGTCGCCTTTAAAGTGTTTGTTGTAGAACACCTCCCATGTCTCATAGTTGATCTCACCCGAGGTAATATCAAACTCAACGACACACTTAGCGTTCTCTACGTTTACGACCAAACTGAAAGGATTATCTTTCATTTCAATACCACCTTTAAAAGTGTTAAGACACCCACAAATAGCGAGACAATCATTCTTTGATCTCCTGCATTCGTTTCACAGCACACATGACATCAAACATGACCTGATCGTAGCCATTAGCACGGATAAGACTTGCCATATCATCAATCACAGAGTGATACCAGCACTCAAAGTGCACAAGTTCTTGCTCTTGTTCATCCATATATTCAATCATTGAATCGTTCATATTAACACCTGTTGATGAAAGTTAGTAACAGTTAGACAACTCTCTAACATTGTCTATGTTACACAGAGACTTTAATGTTACTTTAAAGTACCTAAGACATTTACATCAATGCTTCTATGTTAACTGTATAAGTACTTGTTATAAGTAACTGTTAGTAGGTTAACTTCTAAGCATAGAAGCAATGTCTCAGTCTCTAGAGTATTATTATATCCGCTGTTCAATCCTTGTCAAGCCCTAAAGTGTAACAAGATGTTACAGAGTCAGTGTCGTCTGTGTCCATATCGTCATCGTAGTCAGCCTCCTTCAACAAGTCCTGTCTGTCCTTAGTCGGAATGTTAGGGATGTCCTTCATACACCGATTGCAGGTGTCTAAGAATTCATTCGTGATGGCATGCCTACGTGTTGATTCGTAGTCGTTCAATTGTTTATTGCAGACAAGGCAACGCATTATTAACTCCTTTGGCTACTCTGCCATTAGTTGGTTGGTTAGAGGCCCTTCTAGGCCCTTTTAAAGCCCTCTATAGGCCTTTCTCGAGGGTAAGATTAGATCAATGAGCCAGCGAATCATAGTATCCAGCGATCATGTAAGCTAAAAGCACTATTGACAACACCAGCCAAGGGTTAAGCTTCATTCTGTGACTCCAAAGTTAAAAGCTATTAGCTGGCAGAATAGTCGATACTGCTCCAAGTGTTCCTTGTTGCCTTTGTGTGTTTTCTCAATAGCCTCTGAAAACTCTTTTACAGTACCGCTAAAACAGCCACAATTCACCCTTACACCAATTTTAGAGTCTTTGTGAGCAGTGGTAAAACGCTCCGATGACTTCGCAGGGCCAATGACCAAATAATCCGATGTTTTCTCAATTTGCGCATTCCCGGACACCTGTGCATCCCCGAACACCCTTGCATTCCCGTACACCTGTGCATCCCCTAGAATGTGTTTTCCTTTACTGTTTTTCTCAATTGTAGTCATTTCTGTTTCCTTTAAATGTTATTTACCGTTCTCAGTTTCTAATCTTACCATATCCTCAATGTCCAGAATCACCTGATAGTCAACAATGTCCTTAACATCCTTGTTCTTGTCCGGATCATCAATCCCTTCAAGGTAAAGGTCAGTGCAGGAGACAATCAAAGGTAGGGACTCAATAGACTGCACCTCACAAAGGCCGTAGAATTCAAAGCCTCTGATAGTGTAACTGAATTGTTTAATTTTGGTCATGTTCTAATGTATCCTGTTTAACATATCCGCACTCATTGTTCTTTTGCGCCCTGCTCTTGATCGCTTTGGAGACCTCAGCGCAGAGCTGTTTTAACAGCCTAACGTCCACAATTAGTTCTACATTGTTACCGAAGGTGTCTGTGCAGAAAATTATAGCTCCAGTGCAGTCTGTAGATATGCTCACTTGAATTGCACAATCGTCTTCTTGATCTTCTAAAATGATATTAATCATAGCGGCGCATCCTCATGGTTGTTAGGGTTGAATTTAGGACTTTTATGTCCTTTGTCAAGTGGATTAGGGAAGATAGGGAAGGGCCACATTAGACTAACCTCTGCACTTTCTTAGCCAAGTTGACAGCCCGTGTGATACGCCACTTTGCAGACTGCACTGTCTTAACGACACGGATCTTTCCCGTGTGCATGTTAACAAGGTCAATTTTATTGATTTTGCGATTGTCAACAATGTAGAAATCTTTGTAGGCAGTGACCGACATTGTTGGCTTGTTGTTGGTTTTCATGGTTAAGTTCCTTTGATGATGGGTTGACAATGGTTATTTTACACGTTTGACAGTAAACAAGTCGAGACATTCACCCCTAACCCACTTATCAGGGACAAGCTCACCCGTCAGCGGGTCACAATAGGGCATTTCAGGGCCGTAATTGTTGCAGTCATGCCAGTGTTGGCAGATACCCCGTTCAGAGGCGCTAAATGCGACAATACCGGAGGTTTTAAATTGGACTTCGTACCTCATATTGTACCTTTTCCAATAGGTTCAATCCAGCTGATGCGATACAGTAGTTTATGGTTAGGGTTTATAACCTTTGCAGTAGCTACTGCATCATAAATAGCCCGGCGTACTTTACATGGTCTCTCGGCCACGCTTTGAGCGGTTGAATGCATTCTATAGCCTTGAGCGCGCCCTACGGCTCTGCCCATACAATCGTAAATTTGATACATGTTATACCCCTAGTCAATGTTATTTCAAGCCTACAATGGCCTTCAAAGCGGCTTTATGGGCCTTCGCGGTATCGCCACGGTATCCGCTAGCATTCGACAAAAAGTAGCTAACGATAGATTTTGCACTATCTTGATAGTAGCTATCGGTCACGCTATCCAATGA